GTGGTGAACCATCATTAGCTATTTGTGGCCCACATAACAAACAAGTTATCTCTGGTTTCACAGGTAGATCACAAGCAAGACAAATGATCGATGCAAACACAGTTGAAGCATCAGTATCTATCTACTCATCTGACTTTGGTGAACTGAAAATCGTTCCATCAAACAGATCAAGAGAAAGATCTTTACTGTTGGTTGATCCTGAGTATGCAAAAGTATCTTACTTGCGTGATTTCAAAACAGTTGACATTGCTACAATAGGCGATGCAGTGACCAAAATGATCGTGGTTGAGTATGGATTAGAAGTATCCAACGAAGCTGCTCATGGTGTTGTTGCTGACCTTAATGTAAGTTAAGTTCTCGGTTAAGAACCTTAAAGGGATGTTTCGGCATCCCTTTTTTTTGTGGTAAAATTCTTGCATGGCTAAAAGAACTGTTATAGATCATAAGACTGGTTTTACTAATGAGTTTATTACTGAAAGCGGTAAAGATATATTTCATACCACCCAAGATGTAAGTCCAGTAATCGAACATTGTAAAAACATTGCAGAGAATGTTAAGCCAGGTAAAGATCTTCGCCATGTGGCAGAAGTGCCATTGGTTGTATATCAAAGAGCTTGTCGAGAAGGCTGGGCGAATGATATGAACGCATGGAAAAGATGGTTAAATAACTCAGAAAATAAAGTCTTTAGGACATGGCAGGGTAAACTATGACATACGCAGAATTAAAATCTAATATCGCAAGTTACTTAAATCGTTCAGATTTAACAGATGTAATTGATTCATTTATAGATAGCACAGAATCAGAATTTAACCGCAGATTAAGAGTTAAAGGCATGATTAAAAGAGCTACTGCAACATTAGATTCACAATACATATCAGTACCAACTGATTGGTTAGAGGCTATAAACATACAAATTGATAGCGGTGACTTTTCACCTTTGTTTCAACAATCCATAGAATCATTGGATGTATACAGAAAGTCTAATGACAATGTAACAGGCCAACCTATTTACTTTGCATTGGTAGATGATTCAATTGAATTTGCACCTACCCCAGATGGAAGTTATACAGTACAATTAACCTACTACGGAAAGATAGATGCGTTAAGCGATTCTAATACGAGTAACTTTTTATCCACAGGATATCCAGATGCTTACCTTTACGGATCACTAAAACACGCTTCTATCTATTTAATGGAAGATGAACGAGTGCCACTATTTACAGCACAGTTCGAGAAGGCTTTAGAAGAAATGAGACTAGAGCAAGAAAAAGCTGAGTTTGCAAAAGGTTCTTTAATGCAAAGAAGAAGAACATATGGCAAACGCAGAAAAGACATTTATTATTTTGGTAATAACTAGGAGTATAGAAAATGGCTGGATTTAGTGATTATTTAGAAGACAAGGTACTTGACCATGTATTTGGCGGTACTGCTTATACAGCACCTGCAACATTGTATGTTGCTTTGTATACAGTAGCACCTGACGATACTGGTGGTGGTACTGAAGTAACAGGTGGTTCTTATGTAAGACAAACTGGAGCTTTTACTGTCTCAGGCACATCCCCCACAACAGCAACAAACTCTGCTGCAATCGAATACCCAACAGCTACAGCCGATTACGGAACAGTGGTTGCGGTTGGTATTTTAGATGCTTCATCTGGTGGTAATTTACTTGCATATGCAGATTTAACTACCTCAAAAACTGTATCAACAGGAGATGTATTCAGATTTGACGCTGGTGATTTAGACATCACATTAGCTTAATACCATGGCCTCAGTAGGCTACGGGTTATACACATACGGGAAGTCCGACTATGGAACTCCCGTTTATCATTTTGGTGTAGCTACATGCGCCCAAACATCAGGCTTTACTGCTGAAGCATCAGTTATACGCCATGGTGCATCTGTTATACCAGGCGTATCTGACTTTGATTCAGTCGGTACAGTTATTAAATTAGGGTCATCTACCCTTGCACAAACCTCAAACTTTACTGGTGATGGCGTAGTCCTCAAGTTTGGTGCATCAGTTATATCCGCAGTTTCAGGCGGTTCAGCTACAGGTCGACAAATAGATCGTGGATCAGCGACTATAGCTGAGACATCTGGAATGTCTGCAACAGGTAGACAAATAGACAGAGGTGTTGCGATCATTGCTGCGGTATCAGACTTTAGTGCAGTAGGTACGCAAATTGATAGGGGTGTTGCAACCATATCATCAACCAACGATATGACATCTGCTGGGGTCTTAATTAAATTAGGATCTTCAACATTACCAGAAACATCTGGTATGACGGCCACAGGCAGACAAATAGATCGTGGTGTTTCTTCTATAGCAGCTATCTCTGATATGACTGCTACAGGTCGATTCACCATCAGTGCAAATGCAACTTTACCAGCAGTTTCAGATTTTGTAGCGACTGGTAGACAAATTGATCGTGGTTCAGCAACCATTCAACAAACAAGTGGTTTTTCTGCTGTTGGTGGTTTAAAATGGAATGACATTATAGTTCCAGCAGAGACATGGACAGATCAAACTGCACCTAGCGGTACATGGACAGAAGAATCTGTACCACCCTCAGATTGGACAACATTAGGCAAACAAGACGCAGCTTAAAGGAATTTTTTTATGGCAGATACATTTACTACTAATTTAAACCTTACCAAACCAGAGGTTGGTGCATCCACCGATACCTGGGGAACTAAGTTAAACAATGACTTAGATGACCTAGATGCAATCTTTAGTGCTACTGGTACATCGGTAGCAATTAACTTAGACGGAGCAGTCATTGATAGCTCTGTCATTGGTGGTACAACTCCAGCAGCAGGTACTTTTACTACTTTAACTGCTAATACTTCGATCACAGGCACACTAGCTACAGCAGCTCAACCTAATATTACAAGCGTTGGTACGTTAACAGGCTTTACTTCAACAGGTATTGACGATAATGCAGATGCTACTGCTATAACCATAGATAGTTCAGAAAATGTTGAGTTTGTTAACAATATAAGACTTACAAATGATAAATTTATCTATTCTTACAATGGTGGTGCAACAAATGGGGAAGTAAGAGCAGGATTTAAATTCGATGGAACTAATGAAGCAGTTTCTGCTTATACAAATCAACTAGAACGCATGAGGATTGATAGTGCTGGAAATTTTGGAATTGGTACGAGCAGTCCTACAAGAAAACTAGATGTAAATGGCAGTGGTATTGTTCGTGGTTTTATGACGTTATACGGAACTGGTACTAACAACGCCCTGTTCTTTAATAACACAGCATATGAATGGGCGGCATATACTGATGCAAGTAATAACTTTAATATTACTGACTGGAATTTGGTGCAGACACGTCTTGTTATTGATACCAACGGCTTCGTGGGTATTGGAACTACAACCCCCACATCAGTAAGTGGTGCTGCAGGACCAGTTTTAAGAATAGAAGGCTCAAACCCTGAAATAGTATTTGCTGATAATAATGGTACAGCTAATCAAGTGAGTATGTATTATCTTAATAATACTTTAGTTTGGCATTCACCTCAAAAAACTGGTGGGGCTGGGACAGTACTGAGTTTAGCAACAACATCAGGAAATTTAAGTGTTGTAGGAGCTTTATCAAAAGGCTCAGGTTCATTTAAAATTGACCACCCATTAGAATCTAAAAAAGATACTCACCATCTAGTACATTCATTTGTAGAATCACCACAAGCAGATAACATTTACAGAGGTAAAGTAGATTTGATAAATGGCTCTGCGACAGTCAACATTGATACTGTAGCAGGTATGACCGAAGGAACTTTTGTAGCTCTTAACAGAGAAGTACAATGCTTTACCACAAACGAATCAAACTGGGATGCTGTTAAAGGCAGTGTTTCAGGCAACATCCTTACCATTGAATCTGAAAACTCAGAATCAACAGCCACTATATCTTGGTTGGTTATAGGCGAAAGACAAGACCAACATATGTATGACACTGATTGGACTGATGACAACGGTAAAGTAATTGTAGAACCTTTAAAAACTAACGAGGAATAAAAATGGCAATATCATATACATGGAATGTAAACACAGTAGACGTATACCCTACTGACGAAGGACACAGCAATGTGATTTATAATGTGCATTGGCGATTAAACGCCACTGATGCTCAAGTAGATGCAGAGGGCAATCCCTACACAGCATCTGTTTATGGCACTCAAGTATTAGACACATCTGATCTTTCAAACTTCACAGACTTTGACAGCGTAACAAGTTCACAAGTTCAAGGTTGGGTCGAGGGTGCGATGGGTGCAGAAGAGGTACAATCTTTAAAAGATAATCTTGATGCAAACATTGCAGGGCAAATCAATCCAACTTCAGAGACAAAAACTTTAGTAGCGTAAGTGAATGGCATTATTCCCAATCACTCCCCCCGCAGGCATAGTCAAGAACGGAACTGATTATGGCAACAAAGGTCGTTGGGTTGACGGGAATTTAGTTCGCTTTGAAAATGGCTACCTTAAACCTATAGGTGGCTGGACAAAACTTAGAGCTACAGCATTAGATGGCGCACCCATTGGGATGTACGCCTACAACGATAACTTGGGCCAACCAATATTAGCAGTTGGTACAAGAGAAAAGGTTTATGTTTTATACGACAACACCTGGACTGATATCACACCAGTAGGCTTTGTTAATGATGCAAGTAATGACCCTCTTGGTTTTGGTGCATACCATTACAATGTTGAAGATTATGGTGATGCTCGTTCACAATCAGGTTTACCTTTAGATACAGGTCATTTTTCTTTTGACAACTGGGGTGAACATTTAAACTTCTGTTTTTCTGGCGATGGTAAGATTTACCAATGGCGACCAGATTCAGCAGGCGGATCACCCGATACCATAGCCACAGTCGTATCTAACGCACCCACAGGATGTCAAGCCATTATTGTAACCAACGAAAGACATTTGGTTGCCATAGGTTCAGGCGGAGATCCAAGAAGAGTTCAATGGTCAAACAGAGAAGATAATACCAACTGGACATCTAAAGCTACTAACACCGCAGGTGACTTACAAATCCCTACAGGTGGTAGAGCTATCATGGCAGCATCATTTGGTAATGACATTATTATCTTTAGTGATACAGGTATCAGCAGAATGTTCTATGCAGGATCACCCTTTGTTTATGGTATTGCTGATGCTGGAACTAACTGTAAAGCAGTCAGCAGAAGATCCATTGTTTCTACTGGTAATTTCTTAGCATGGATGGGTGAAAACTCTTTCTTTGTTTACGATGGTACTGTTAGAGAGATACCATGCGAAGTGCATGATTATGTTTACGATCAACTTAATGTACCAGGTAGAAAGGCTTGTTGGGGTGGACACAACTCTAACTTTAATGAAATATGGTGGGGATTCCCAAGTGGTGAATCACAATACGCACCAAACAAATATGTGATTTGGAACTATGGTGAAAATGTTTGGTCTATTGGTGAACTAGACAGAGGTTGTTGGGTTGACCAAGGTGTCTTTGATTATCCAACTTCAGCAGATAACGCTGGGTTTGTGTATCAGCACGAATCAACTGTATTAGGTAATTCACCTAATTTAGGCTCTGCTGTTCCATATGCGACCTCTGGGCCTATCGAAATAGGCAATGGTGACAATTATGTCCAATGTAATCAAATCATTCCAGACGAAGAGGCTAACACGCTTCCAGGTGTCACCCTTAGTTTCAAAGGTAAATTTACTCCACTCGGTGCAGAAACCGACTTTGGCAGTTTTACTTTTGAAAGTGATGGTTATACCGATGCTAGGTTTACTGCACGACAAGTACAAATGACAGTCACAGGCAGTACCACACAAGACTTTCAAGTAGGAAAAATTAGATTAAACATTAGACCAAGAGGTAAAAGATAATGGATCTATCCTCACAAAGACAGTACATACAAAGGGCAGAAACAGCCAAAGTCATACTTACAACCACAGATGATATAACTTTGTATACATCACCTAGCGGTGGTGATTTTGATTTTTCTATTGTGGAATCTATCTTAGTTTGTGACCATGATAATCAGCAAACCAATATTACAGTTACAGTTGTCAATGGTGGTACAACTTATACTTTTTTTAAAGAATATGTAATTACCGCTTACGATACAGAAGAGTTATTAACTAGAAGTTTTATCTTAAAACAAGGTGATATTATTAAAGTTCAAGCTGATCGTGCTGGTAATTTAACTGTTTATGCAAGTATAGTTGAGTATGGAAAAGGCGATTAATAAAGTCATACCCATTAAAAAAGAACCCGAAGAGTGGGAAGTACAGTGGGAACGCTGTAAGCCATATATAGCAAAAGCTATCAAACATCAAGATTCCTATAC